AGCTGTAACATTTGATTTCTGAATAGTTAATCCGTCCTCTTCTTCTAGTCCTAATAATTCCTGTTTAACCGACAAAGGTAAAGCATGGAATCCCATAGTTAATGTGGTAATACCTGTTGATGTAACCATTTCAGCTACGGTATTATCTCCATAAGCTTTTATAATTTCCTGCTCGGTTTCAATGCCAATTGACTGTGCCCACTCGATATACTTAGGCTCACCGTATGTAGCTCCGTCTTTGCTATCTTCATTTAAAATAGCGTATGTAAATCCTTTAATTCCTACTTTGCTTGAATATTTATTTTCAGTTGCCATTATTAAATCATCCTTATCATTTAAATTTTTGTATTAAAAAAGACCCACCCTATTGAGTGGATCTCCTTAATTAATCATTATTTTTCCTTCATATCGTCTGCCGTCCCTGATCAAGTTCGTATCGATATCAAACTCAAATACTGGAGTTGATTGTCTAAAGTTAAACCCCTTCATGATTCTGTTGATGTGCTGTGCAATAATGAATGGGCTACCTTCGTTCCATACATCGATCTGAATTGTGTAATCAAATGCCATCTGTCTATCATCTGCATAATTATTAGGTAGCATATTAAGCATTGTGATACGTACAATAGGTGGTTTCTCCTGAAACTCTTCAGGTACGTGATATTGAAATACATGACCTGAAGGAACTAACTTCTTCAACTGTTCATCATTGACGATTAACTGATATATCTCTGTTCCAATATCTCTTATATACATCTCACTCATCTGAGCACCTTCTTAACTTCTGCTATCATAGCTGCTTGTACATCATTTGCAGTAGTTTGAACAGCTTTTTCCATAAATCCTTGGGGTGATTGTTTAATCGTCCCAAACTCAACAAAGTGGATACGGTAACTCGTACTCTTAGGGAATCCTACAGCTACATAAGATTGCATTGTATCCTTATTTGTCTTGTTGTTACTTATAGATACTGTATCCTTTAAAGACGGGAGACTGGAGCCTATAATCCCGCTTTTTGGTACTGTTCTCTCTAATTCTGCTGCAACTACCTTAGCACCTGCTGTATTAGCCTTATTGGTTGCTTTACGTATGTCTGATTCCTTCTTTGATAAGGCTTCTATAATTTCGTTAACACCTGTTATTTTTACACTCATACACCCACCGCCTCGGCAACAACAACTGTAAAGTTACTGTTACCATAGCTAGGCATAACAGAAATAATATTATGAAAATTGTTGTTATACTTAACCTGCATCTTATTGGTAATGCCCTCATAATCACGGATAAATATTTTAATGTGGTGCTGTGTATTATTACTGATTGCAGTTTGGTAATCTCGTAAAGTAACAGTCTCTATATGCGCCCAACATTGGTAAAACTCAACTGGTTTAGGTTTGGAAGGCATACCATTTTCAGATGTGGATTTCATTTCGTAGAATGTAACTGGATTTTTTAACTTGGAGTAATCAAACTTCATGATCAGCCACCTCTAAATGTATCTTAGAGTTCCCACGTAGCTTTTGAATTGCATCCAATACACCATAGGGCATCTCTGTATGCTTCTTATCTGGGATAGCTAATCTATTTTCATAGTAATAGCTAGTCAATAGGATAACAGCCTTCTGGTACTGCATATTGGTTTCTAAATAAGCTGTATCAATGCCTCTAGATGTAGTTACAGAAGACAATACAGTATCTTTAGCCCATTCCATATACATTAAGACTAGCTCATCTTCCAAGCTATGTGACAGCCTTAAATTCTTCTTAATTAATTCTAAATCTATAGCCACACCCTCTCTCCTTTCATAACACTAATAAGCCACCTACATTAGGTGGCTACTGTGTTAGATGTGATATGAAACTATACTGCTGGCTCTTCTTCAACTGGTACTGAAAATTCAACTTTACGTAAAGCAGACTTGTCAATGAATTGTACATCGTGACGAGTAGAAACCATTAAACACTCGCCGTAATGAGAATAATTCTCCCAACCTACTTGGTAACGGCTACGGTCAAACAATGCAATACCTTCTTTGAAGTCTCCTACGTAAAATACAAACTTACCTGACTTGTTAGGGAACATGCTATCCTTCATTACTGCAACATCATTACCGAATAGCATTTTACCGCTAGCCGATGTAATAGAATCCTGTAGTAAATAACGTCCGTTACCATCTACCAACTTATCAATCTCATTAAATGCAGACTGACCCATAATAAATGTACGGTCACCATGTACAGGATCTAGATCAACGTTAAGTACGTCCTTGATTCCATCTGTACCTACCGCTTGTGTTGCACTAAGTTCTTTCAATTTGTCTAGGATGTTCTTATTCTCAGTAGCAACAATAAGACGTGCTAGATACTCCTGTACTTCTGCCAGTACGTTTACTGCTGAGTCTTCAATAAGTTCACGGGAAATTTGTAAGTACCCACGGTATGTCTTGACATCATACTGTACGTTAATGAACGGGGTAACCGCTAATTTAGGGTTTTCTGCAAGCTCTTCCACACTAGGTAAGGCTGTAGTTGCTCGTGAAACTACTGGTTGTTTACCAGATCCGTTATTCACTTGACGAACTGTAACATAATCTGATAATTGGAACTCAGACTGTTTAAGCTTCATTACCTCTGTAATAACTTCCTCTGGTACAACTACATAACCTGACTCTGTTGTAATATCTCCTTCAATTGCTCGTGTTTCTAAATACTTTTGAAAAGCGTCTCGTTGTTCGTTTTGTGTTCCACCTGTAATTACTCGTACTTCTTCTGCCATTCGTTGTTCATCTCCATTTTCTGTTTTGTCGTTGTTTTCTTCTGTTTCGTCTTGCTTGTTCTCGTCTTCTTCCTTGTCCTTTTCAAGCTCTTCAACCTTTGCAGTTAACCCGTCTAAATCGGTACGGATCTTATCAACCTCTGCTTTTAACTCTTTAGCTTTGTCTACGTCACCGGCTTCAATAGCTGCCTCAGTTTCATCACGTTTCTCTTTAAACAGAGAGCGTGTTTCTTTTAATTTGATCTTTGTATCTAGCAAATCCATTTTTTGTATCTCCTTTTGTTAAATTTGGACATAAAAAAAGCAACCTACTATTTGTAAGTTGTTTTGAGTAAATCCATCTGTAGTTTTAATAGCTCTAATTCCTTGCTTCGTTGTTCCTGTTGCTTCTGTTGTTGTTCTATGGCTTTTATGCTTCGTAAAGCCAGTGCAGCATCGGTATCCTTATATGCAGGATTTCCTGTGATTGTTACGTCCATGATCCTCTTAAACGACTTAATAGTTCGCTTGTAGATTGATTCACTCTTGTCGTATCGGATTTCATCACCTTTATCTGCTATCTGGAATCCAAAAGAACACTGATTTATATTACCTACCCGGATATTTTCATATAAATCCTTAGCATATGTAGTGTTAGGTAGCTGACATCTGAACCATAAACCTGTATCATCAATCTTTAATGTAAGTGATTCTCCGGTTGTCCTAGCAAGTATCTTAGATGTATCATGATCTATTAACGCCATAACATCACTCATATCAGCATTATCCAATGCTCGTCTGTCAATCGTTTCAACAAACCCGCCTAAATCCTGACTCCATGTATCAAATTTCAGGGCGTACCCCTCTATAATCATCTTGTCGGATTCGTTGCTATCGGTTCTAACTTCAGTAGCTTGCAGTTGTCGTATCTCTTTATCTTTACTCATCTTTATCCCCCCCTTCTAAGCCATCACTTTCTCCTGTTGGCTTACTTATAGGAAGGTTAACTGCTTTATCCATCTGGTACTGTTCTAAATTGTCTAATGTTGTGTAATTCAGGCTGACAAAATGCTTATTGCCCATTCCACCCGGTATTGCTTCTTTACCAAACTCAGCCCTAGCATCATCTAAGCTATATACACCTGTCTCTACTAACGCCTTAGTGTTCTTAACCTTGGTCTCAGAGTCAATTTGCTTGTAGTTGTCTGTGTTAAATTTATACTGTTCTACACCTATCATGTGATCAGGAATCAACTTGAATGCTATCTCATTTACAATACTTTCCAAATAAGGGGATAGCGTACTCACTAAATAATCCATAGACATCTGCTCTAGATCCATGTTAGATGTTTCTAATCCAAATTTATGTCTCGGAATTTTGAACACCTTAGCTACTTGTACTGTAGAGTGGTTAGATGTATTTATCATCTTTAATATTTCTGTATTGACCTCAATCGGTTCATATTCCATCGTTTCATCTAATACAACAACCTTGTGAGCCTGATCTGTTCCACTATTGGCTTCCTGCCACTCATGTTTAAGCTTGTTCCTGGCTTCCTTAGACAACTTGCCGCCCTTGTATATCAGTTTACCTCCTGCATTTGTATCGTTTTTAAAGAAGTTAGATAAGAACTTCTTGCTGTTCTTCTGAGTATCCATATCATCTTTTAATGCACATAGTGGACTAATACCTTTTATCCCATCGAGTGAGAAGAATTTTATATGGAGTATGTCTGTAGAGGGTAAACGCCTTTTCTTATTTCCATTTTGTATCTCGTATACCAATTGATAACGTGTTGTTTCATCCTGTTTATAGCTTATCTCACTATTTTTAACATGGTATATCTCAGTAATATTACCTTGCTTATCCCTAACTACTTCTGCAAAGGATTCCCCATTCAATAAACTGTTGGCAACCAATATAAATTTAAATTGATAACCACTGTAAAACGGGTTAGGTTTAATATTGATTAGCTTAGTTAAGTTATCTGTAGGATCATTGACACTGTTTACCTGCTTCTGAATAGATAGGCTTGCTATGTCACTTGCTATCATGTGAACGGCTGTAAATACGTCACTGTTCTCTATCGCCTTGGCAGATGTATAACTGCCACTCGACAATCCTGTGAAGCCGGGCAATGTACTAATTAATACCTCTTTTTCATCTTCTGAGTAGTTACGTGTTTCTTTTTTATTAAATATCCTCATTTATTCACCCCCGATCTGACTGCTCATTACTCAGGATCAATGCTATTAATATTAATGCAACCCCTACTGCAACTAATCCGAATACTGTTGATACTAAGAACACTGCATATACAATTGTTCCTAGACCCATCAAGAATAGTATTGCGATGAGATTAGACATTAAAAAAAGACCGATTGCATTTAACCCGTCTGTTACCTTTTGTATATTCAATTTATCACCTCATCAAAAACCAAAGTCATCCGATAATATATATTCTTCCATATTCTTACTGTTATCAAATTCATAAAACATAGCTTCTGTATATGCTGTTACAAGTGCTACAATGGGGTCAATCTTCTCCCTTGCCTTGTCTTTAACAAGCATGATGTTAGCGTTATTGTCATACTCTACGATTGCATTATTTACAGCAATATTTAAATTAGGATTGTTGTTATGGATAATATTCTTCTCATATACTTCCAGCCTAAACTGTTTGATCGGCTCAGACAGGTTTTTAAACCCTTGTCCTACTTCAATAAATGGCAGATCCATATGTCCGTATCTCTTTTCAAACTCAGCTAGAAATACATCTGATCCCCAGTTATCGTACATGATACCTTTTACATTAAGGTTATTGGCTTTAATATGATTAACAATAAAATCCATAATTAGTGAGTAATTAATAATTCCACTTTGTAAGTCGGTTATTGTTGCATAACCTTTATCTGATAGCATCTGATAATCTATTTTGTCTCTGATTGACTTGTTCTTTAGTCCGCCCTTTGTACCAACAAATGAATGGTTATCTATATATAATTTCTTATCTTCTACTGGATAGATCATACTTACTGCCGCTAAGTCATTTGCTCTAGCCAAGTCAATACCAAAATACACGTCTCTTCCTTGTATACTCGGCACCTTATCGGCTGTACATGCTTCCCAGTCTGCTACATCGATGTAGCTATTAACTGAACCCTTAACATACAAATTCAAGTTCTTTATTCTAAATTCTAATGTGTCATTTTTGGCTTGTGCTTCTGTTAACTGCTGTTTTAGATTTTTTAGCATCTTATTTTTTAACTCTGGGAGCTCTAACAAGGGATTTGATTTAATCCAAGTATCAGGATCGTTTAGTTCCTCTTCGCTATCCTGCATAGCAACATAACTAAAATAGTTATCATTAACCTTATCTCCATTAGCAATATCTATTGCATATTTACGTTCTGCATAGAATGGAGCATTGATATCATATCCGGCTGTACTTATAATCACGATTAGTGGGTTGTCTAACTGTATTTGTGAGGATTCAATAACATCTAATAGCCTAGTTGTTGGGGATGCTGCATATTCATCTATAATCCCAAAAGAAACCTCATTACCATCCATAGTACTGTAGTCCGCACTAGTAGGCTTGATAACCGAATAGGAGGGATTATGTGTGATTTCATTTCTAACTTGCCTTACTTCTTTTCTGATTGCAGGTGATTTACTCATCAGCGCATCAATTTGTTGCTTAACCATCTTAAAAAGGATCATAGATTGTTCACGGGAGTTAGATGAAAGGAATACCTGCCTATTAATGGAAGGACTTTCACCTGCTATAAGTTCGTAAATAGACATTCCTGCGTTAATAAGTGTCTTTCCTTGTTTCCTACTAAGGGATATTGTAGCTTTATTAAATCTTCTATAGCCTGTATCTTCCTGATACCATCCATAAATAGACCCTATAATGAATTTCTGAAAAGGAGCTAATGATAAGCGTTCACCTGTTGTAGTGTTCGGTAACATCTCAATAAAGGTTAAGATCCTGTTAGCCTTTTCGTAATCCCAGTAGTAACCTTCTAAGTTATCTATGTCGTCTAGATGCCTCTTACAAGCTGCAATAACTGGTTTACCTGCTAGTGTATCACCCGATATGATACTCTTAGCGTATTCTGTTGTATGATCTATATTTGTCATTTAATTTCACCCGATTCTTTATCCTCCCCTGAGTAATTTCATGAACTGGTCTTCCTCTTCTTTTTCTTCAGGGACAACCATCTGTAAACGACTATTAACAGTTAACCCTAACTGAGCACATACTGATCTAAGCTCACTACATACTTTAATGTAAGCATTAAATGATGGGTTAAGCTTCCTGCTTGTCTCATTACCCTCTCTATCCGTATTGATGATAACCTGACCATTCTTATTTAAATCTCTGTCGAGTTGTCTCATATGAGAGTAAAGGGAACAGTAATTTGCTAACATTGTTAGATCTAATTCACTTATTGGTAGTTCCTTCATAAGAGGGGTGATTCTTTTCCATTCAATCTTAGCCATATATGATAGCCAATGTGGTGGGGATTCCCGTATCTTCTCAAATTCGTCCAACATTGATTCTTCTGCTCTACGTCTGGCTAATTCTTCCTTGGATACTTTTAAAGTCTCGTTTGCATCATCTCCAGTTAGCCTCCGTGGTCTTCCTTTTGCCATAAAATTACACCACCTTTTCTGATTAAGTTACTATGCACTTATTTATGGTAAAAATGATTGTTTACCTAGATACAGTATAGGCTTACGATATGTAGTGATTTGTTGTTTTCTCATGCGCATATGTAGTGCTAAATACTTATTAAAAACGGGAAAAATGAAAAGAAAACTTCGCACCGTCTTTTAAACCCTTTCATACCAAGGGTTACATCGATTGGGGGAACTTCTATTCTGTCTTATTACTGCTTTTCTATTTTCCTCATTCTCCATAAATTCCATTTCTCTGTTTTTGTAATTTACTGTATTTACCATTTCCCTGAATCCTGTAGATACTATCATTCTACCTACATATCATTTAGCCTATATCTTGTAATACCGTTCACTACGCTTGCGCTTCGTTCACTATCATATCCATATCTAGTATTCTTTATTTCTTTACCTACTTATCCATCTCACTATGTATCTTGTTATGACACTCATTACATAATGGCATCAAGTTATCCATATCCAGTTTCAAATCTGGTCTGTCCTTTACAGTTTGTATGTGATGCACCATTGTAGCTGTAGTTACCATTCCTTCTGACTCACACCTAACACATTGGAAGCCTGTCTGTAACAATGCTTGTCTACGCTTGGCTCTCCACTCAGTACTACTATAGAAGGAGACATACTCTCTGTCATATTGGTACCTGTGTTTGTTGTATGCATTCGTACTATGGTTAGTATGCTTATTGCAATACTGCTTATCATAGTCTACTAGTAACCTGCATCCTGATTTCCCACACCTCTTCTTAGGCTTCATTGCTTTAGCCTCCATATGATTACCACTTCTTTAGCTTTCTGTTAGCTACATAAAGCATAATCAATAGTACAATCAACCATACAACGTATATCCCCACTGCAATTAGTATTGGCAGTAGGACTAGCCACCATGACCAAGCAATCACTCCTGTCAATTTGAGTACTATAAATACGATTGTTAGTAATTCTGCGATCCCCATTTTATATACCTCCCTTTTTATAAATATTTGAACCACAAAAAAAGACACCCACATTAGTGAGTGCCTTCATCTTAATTTCTTATTTTAATCTATTTTCTATTTCCATTGTCGGGAAGAAGTATCCTCCATATTCATTGGATTCTACCTCTGATCTATCCATACTAACTGTCCCGATGTCTGAATACTCAATAGTCAGCTTCTCCCATCCCTCGTGTGTTAACAGTTCGTCAGATGCTTGACTATATCTCGTTACCGCTAAATCTTTACTAGAAAACAAGTCAGATGGAGCCAGATTAATCACTGCCTTGATTTCTTCATCTTCAATCGTTGCACTAACTAACTCATCCCCATCTCCCATTCCTGTATATTCGATGAGTTCTTTTAATTCATCTTCAGACATAGCTTGTGAGGTGTCTTCTTTCGATTGCGATGGTTCTTCTTCATTATCTTCTACTTCTTCTATTTCTTCCACTTGTTCTTCTTCAGGTTCCGTACTAACCTCTTCGATCTGATCAGTTTGTTTATCTTCCTGATCATCTTTATCCGGCTCAGCATCTCTCTGACCACATGCACCCAGTAGCATAATTAATAAAATAATTCCAATACCTAGTACCTTTTTCAATCACAATCTCTCCTATACGTTTTTATATAAGTACTAGTTTAGTATGGCTGATCTGGATAATATTTGCAATACACTTTAGGTATAAAGTCATCAGTATAAAATTTAGTTATGGTAGCATAGAAAATCTTCCTTTTTATACTCTTCTATATTCAGTTTCTCTTGTGTTAGTTGGATCTTTACCGAATACTCCACGATTTATATAATCAATCTCAGATATGATCAGATCGTTTTGTTCCTGAAGAGCTTCTAATTTAGCCAATACCTCCTCGTATAGTTTATCTTTACATGTATTCAATTTCTTCACCTTCTTCTTTATTCGTTATTTCCGTTCATCGTTCCGGCTATTGCTTTAGCTACAATGTCCTTTAGCGCTTTGTCTTTCTTTTTTATAAGCTCTTTTAATCTATCGTTCTCCTGTTTGTAAAATTCTTCTGTCTGTTTGTCCATCTTTGTATCTCCCTTTTTATCCGTATAGTTAAGAGCACATACACACACCCAACAAAAAGGGATTAAAGTCAGATGTGTGTATGTACCGTTAAAGGTACGGGGATTTTGTTCCGAGGATAAAGGAACCATTAGATTAGTTCCTTCTACTTATATATCAGTTTCTCTACAACCATAATTACTACTTTTATCTTAATATTTCGTTAATTAATTAAAGATTTAGCAATTGCCGGGTAATTATCGGGCTGTGACCTGGTTACAATAGTTTTACTGATACCTTGTACTGATTCCTCTACCTGCTTTTCATACAGCTTGAACGCTTTTAAAGTAGCCATTACAAATTTATCTTTTTCTTTATCGGTAAGAGTAGTTTCTCTGTCTCTATATACGCTGCTTCCTAATACCCTCCTGAATAGTGCTTGCTCTGATTGCTTCAAGTTATCGATAAGAGCATCTAAAACACTTATAGCATCCACCAGTTTGTTTTTTTGTAATGATTCATAATCTACAGTTGTATCTGTCTTCTCTAAGCTATCCCGTAGGAAATTAATTGTGTAGTTGTAGTAATTAAAGTTACCCTTCTCATCGTTCTCGACAATATTTAGGTAGTCCTTTTGGAATCGAGTGATTTTATCATAGATACTATCCGTATTACTTGTTAAAGCTCGGAATGTCTTGAATTGTAGGTACTGTGTTTTAACCCTCTTTAATCCAGCTGTCATTGTTTTAGATATGGCTTGTTGTGACACTCCCAGCTCTGCTGCTACTTCTTCCTGAGTCCCTACCTGAAGAGCCTGGTAGATGTCATGCTGCTTACTGGATAGGATACTTTGTAATCCTCCTGTTTGTTCTAAGAATTGAGCATAAGGGCTGTCATATTCAACCCGTTCCCATTCTTCCATACTCAATACTCCATCTGTCATCTCGTCCATTTCCTCATGTTCATCCATTTTGTTAATCTGGTTCTTTATATGACCGTCTAGCCTAATCCTGATCCAATTTATCAACTGGGAAGAGTTAAATTCACTTGTGTTAGCTTTACTTATCGCTTTCTCTAATCCTTCAATAAAATAAGCTTCAATATCTGCCTCAGCTACCCACCCGTATTTTGATTTAAAGTTGGCTAGGAAAAAATTTAACTTGCCATCAGCGAATGTTAATTTTGTTACTTGATCGAGATACCCATCAATATTTCTCTCATTTTTTAGCTCGTATGTAAATAGACCATCCAGTCTATTGTTATTTTTCTGATATTCCTGGATAAATTTATGTAATGTCATAGATTGTCCCACCGTTCATACAGTTTTTTCCTCTCTTCTCTCTTTCTATCGAACACTTCTCCTTGTTGCCGCCAATACGTTTCCAGATCCTTGTTTTGCTTACGGATTATGCTTTCAGACAGGTCTAGCTCGTCTTTCAAGTCCTCATTTTCATGCTTAAAGTGTAATACTAATGTAAGTCCAATCACTATCGCTACTAATAGTAAAAAGGTCATGCTATCTGCACCTTTTCACGGTGCTTACGGATTCGGTTATAAACCGTCTGCTTTGAAATTCCGTATTTTTTAGAAAGCTGAACCTGCCCAAATTCTGGGTCGTTTGGAATGTAACTTTTAATTAGCTCTGACCATTCCTCCTCCGTCAATCTCTTTGGAGGCTTTTTCTCTACCTTTATACCTAGTTTCTTTCTCCTGGCTGCTGCCTTACGAAGGTTCGCACCTTGTGTGATAAATTCTAAATTACTCGCATAATTGTTTCGAGGATTATGGTCAATGTGGTTTACGACTAATCCGGGTTCATAGCTTTTACTATGATAGGCTTCAGCTACCAGCCTATGTATGTATTTGTAACCATCTTTGCCGTCCTTACCACGGAGATGTACGAATAGATACGACCCCTCTGCGCCATCTCCGCCTCTACCAACGCTAGCGGTCATAAGGCGACCCTGTACCTTGTCATAATGGAAGCTCTTTACACGACCAAGGCTACTGATCCGGTATAAACCCTCAAAACCTTTTACATCCTTCCAAACTTCAAATTCTAACTTTGTCTTGCTCCTAACTTTCTCTAGTTCGTTACTGTACAGCTTCATTTTGTTGTATCTCCCTTTTTTAAATTCTTAATATTCAGTCTTATAATTTTATGGGTGTACCTCGTTCCTTAACCCTTATATATAATATAGGAGTAGTATCACTTTACTCCCGGTTTAAGCCAATTTCCGTCATTTTCTTTAATTACCCACAACTTAATGTATAGTTCTATTATACCATTTCCAATGCCCTGTCCTGATTTTGAGACAAACCAAATCCTCTTGTCTCAGCCCGTCATAGAGGGCTACATTGCCTCACACCTACCTAACATACTAGTCACCTCCCTAAGGTAGGCTCACGACTGGCTACTAGGTCTGTAGGCATATGTCTAGGTAATTGATTAGATAGTGTATATCTGAAGTTTATGTATAAGAAGTTGTCTGAATAAGTTAAATGTGGAGGGGTTACATATCGGCACTGGTCATAAAAACTCCTGAACATATTCTCCTGAATATCGTATGTAATTCTATAAGAAGTACGATATTGGCATCGTAGAGCAGAGATTTACTTGGTTAGAAATACTAAGATCCTGCCCCCTTTAAGGGCTTACCCAACCTTACATACTAAAATCAACCTTAAATAGCCTGTAGGTGGGTATACGTTGCTTAAATCGATATGTCTGAGTACATGGGTGGGTGGGAGTATCTGATTAGGATAATATGTAGTAAGTGTGTTTTTCTTCTGAGTAATGTAAGTAGTTATATCTAAGTAATATATAGATTCAATAGTATTTACTAGAATCAGATAATAACTAAAGAACCTACAAAGGGTTGAAGTGGTTTTCTTCAGCCCGGAGGAACTCTACTGAAAGTGGTCTCCTTTCAGGAGGGTTTCGATAGCTCTTGACCTTGATCTGATTATGTTATTAATAATAATTTTAGTTCTTCTTCTGAGTAATTTATCTATCTTTTATAAGGGGTACGTTATTGGTACCATATATAATACATTTAAGTTCTTTGTAAAATTATATTAAGTAAATAATATATATATAAATATATATCTATATAATATGTAGTACCAATATCATACCCCTTACCTACAAACCGTTACACATCAAGGCTTACACCAATAGTCAGGGAAAACAAAAAAGATACCTATAAAGGTACCTAAAATGGTAATTCTTCTAAACTTATCTTCACCTCTTCAGGTAAAGTCCTGTTGCTTTCTAACTCTGCTAGGTATTCTGCCTTCTTCTTAACCTTTAACTTCTCATATTCCACTACTTTTCTTGTAAATTCTGTGGGTTTACTTGTTATATATGTTGAGGCTAATCTGTCCTTTGCCTTAATTCCTAATGAGAAAAACTCCTGGTTATGGACTACTTTTATCAGATTATATTCCTTGAGGGATGTTATATAACGATTTATCGACATCCTAGGTATACCCGTTTCCCTGGATAATCTGTCTAAAGATGCATCATACCCATCTACAAAATGCTGATTTTGCTTCTTCAGGTAGGAAAATAAGTAAAAACCGGTTGTTCCTAGTTCATCAATGGACATACATTGCATGAATGCTTCAAATGGAACCATGTGCGTATCTGAAACATCATTAAATACCCCTGTTAATTCATCTATTTCCATATCTTCAGGATCTCTGTAGAAGTGTTTTACTGGGTACTTAGCCTCATAATCTGTTCTTCTAGATCCGTGGATTATATTCCACTGTTGATCATCTACATCACTAATTGTAGTAAATCTCACCTGTTTATCCTCGATAGACCAATGTACAGGGTAATCCCAATCGTTTTTTGTGTATCCCATAGTATCTAAGGTGCCCTCCTTTTTTATAATATAATTTAGCGTCTTATTAGTTGGAGTGTAACCCAACAGCTGTTTGATTGTCTTAGTGTTGATATTTATAGGCAGCTTCTCACCATACTTAGCGTTTCTGTAAAGCCAACTGGTCAGATAGTAGTAGCTGTAAGCAAATGCAACATGAGGACTTTTGCTAATGTTAGCTTGCAAGTCCTCGAATATTTCATTTGGCATAAAATGCTTAGCCTCTTTACTTTTGAATCCTGTATTAATCATTGTATCCTTTATTTTAGCTGTGATTTCCTGCTCATTTTGTGTTGTCATAATTGGTTCCTCCTGATTTTATAATTGATTTTATGTTAGGATTTGAAATGCTTGTTGGTACTTATGCTGTTTTGCTTGCCTTGTACTCGTCTAGAGCATCTTGAAACTCTTCTGTTATCTCATACATAGAGAAAATTTTGCCTGTTTTGATATCCTTTGCTACTGTAATTAGCTTAATCCCTTTGCTAGATAAAAAATCTGAGACCTTTTTGTTATAACAGAAAAAATACTGTGATCGTTTACTCATAATTGTTATAGCTCCCTTTGTTTTGTAATAGACTTTTTAACCCTCTATATATAATGTAGAGGAAGTACCGGGTAACTCTCGATTTTCACAAAAATAGTTATCTCCGTAATTACTATACACAGATTTATTTTATTTATATCTTTTACCAGATAAGCAGATTAATAAGTAAAAAGAAAAGCCCCTGTACATTCAGGAGCTTACCGGTTACTATCACGATTTGGGGCTATCTAAGCGTATCCTAGCCCACTTATATACACTTCTAATACTATTGCATACCTAACCTTTACATGGGCTTGAAAGCCTCTATTATCTGTCATCTCTCTCCATTGCTTCTTCCCAATTCAGTACTTCAAATTCCAAACGTTTCTCATCTCCCATATCTTCCCAATCTTCTGCGCTATAAGGTGCACCAATGATCATTGTAACTTCAGAGATATCTGTATCATGTTCAAGTAACCACCATGTTTGACCTTCTTTCTTTACCTTTCCTAAGAAGTCCCCGCCTGCATCACCCATTAACATCATATCTGGTTCTACTTGTTCCCCCGTGTCTGTAACCATAATGGATTGGTTAGGGTAAAATGTTACATCTTCTTCAGATGTGTTCTCGGTTTTCATACTAACAACTATTGCTTTAACCTTATCTTTTCCGCCAAAGCTATATTCTTTTACATCTTCTTCTGGCTCAATTTCCAAGATTGCTAAACTGCTAATTTCTAGCTCCATAGTACCCATTTTTATAGGCTTTAGGGGGTTATCTCCTACCCCATCGATACCAATTTCTTCATTATATCCGACACCTACAGTCTCGACATAACCTAAGCCTTCTACGTAACCCCTGCCTGTTTCTTCATCGTATTCCTGCTTATTGTCAGGCTCTTCTGTAGGTTCTTCGATAACTTCCTCTGTATCCTTTGCTTTCGTTTCAACCTCTTCAGTTTCAGGCTCCGCACTGCTTTTAACTTCTTCTTCCTGAGCACTACACCCGGCTAACACAATTCCACCTGCTAATAATAATGATAACGCTGTTTTTGATAATTTCATTTTGTCCAATCCCCTTTTTATTTATTGCAACTACTTAATGCTTCATCTACATTATTCAAACTATCATACAATTCTTGAAATGTCTTATCTTCTTGCCAACCTTGTTTTTTTATAAACTTTATATAATCCTTTACTGCTACCTGCATAGATGATATTTCCATTAGTTTCTCTGTCTCCATTATATATTTAAATTTTCCGTTTTCTTGGAGTGTACTGGTAAATTTCATTATGTCCGCCTCCTAAAACCACATCGTACACAATTATTTGAGTAAATAGAAATTTTATGAAGTCCTCTGATCTTACATTTGGTTAGTTTCTTCATCCATTCGATCATTTTGCTGCCTCCTTATTGTTAAGCATTTATTAGAGAAAAGTATAAAAATATTAATGTACCTGCAAAAGCTGTGAGATAAAAGTAATCTGTAAAGGTGAGGGATCTCATTCCTTCACCACTTCCACTTGCTCAGTAGCTACCAGATGATTAGCTAGATCCATTTTCAGTCTGATCCATCTACTTGCACCATTTGACCAATAGAATGCCATTTTCTGCCCTCTTTTAGATATTGTAAATTTTATTAAGTCGATTAATTCAGTTCTTAACATTTTGTTTCCTCCTAATTACTAACTAACGTTATTTGGTATATACATACTATAATACGTAATAACGTAATTGTCAATAAAAAATTACCAAATTGCGTAATTATCTTTTTTAGAGTATAATTATCAGTAATTAGATTGGAGGCTTATATTATATGAAGAGACTAAAAATTAAGCTTGATAAAGTCCTTGCTGATAAAGGGATTACACAAAGACAGCTAAAGCAGATGATTGATGATAAACACTTCAATAGTGAAGATAAATTCCGTACAGCAACAATAAGTGAAATTGTAAATAATCAGCGTAAAACAATCACCCGTGAGCATTTAGAATTGATATTCGACACATTAGAATTAGAGGATATTAGTGAGTTAGTCGAGTTTTCCAAAGATAAATAATGTTATACACCAACTGAGTGGCTTATATTGTTGCTCAGTCTTTTTTTATCCTTGTACTGTCTAATATAACGGCTGGGCTATAAAATTCTTACAACCCTACGCTAGTTAGCTAAACTCTGACTCCGCCAGCAAACAAACATTGAGATAACCTGCTGTAATTGGTTGTTATGTCTTGACTTTTCCTTTGAACTCCCTAATCATCGGTTGAGCAAAAGGAAAACGGCTGGAGACAGAGTTGTTACCTACTTTCAACTGACAAAAAAATATTCAATTGAAAATAGATAGCAACATCAATCATCGTATATCGCACTAAGGTTTCCGTGTGTATGACCCCTATTTGTCGGTAGATTCCTCTACGACAAGCCTACTGTGTCAAGTATCCCTAACAGTTCAGGTTAATGTATCGTAATGATTATATAACCCTGTGTGGCTTGTCCTACGTGTCCGTAGACACATACCTTTCCTTCAATCAGCACTCATGTAGCTTTCACATTTCAGCACAAATGGAAATAGGGAACCAATTATATGTGCCTAGACTTAATTATCTGCATCAGCTAAGTCATAACTTATCGAGGTTAGATTATAGACGTATTATTTGGCTGTCCACGTCTGCTCAAACACCTTGCATGGCAACCTTTTAAATGGTATAATACAAGATATCAGAGCCTATTTAGTTTTATTGGTGTGGTTTTGATATTGCTTGGGCTGAGTGGTGTTGGTAGCACCTCTGAGCCTTTTTTGTGTTCATTTTTATCTATAATTTCAAATTATCTAAAGGTGAATGCTCCTGGTATTTTTGTCTGATTTGATCGTCTGTAAAATCTAAATACGCTCGCATAGTCGTATCTATAGATGAATGCCCCAATATCCTGCTTAGAGTTGCAAAATCCCCTCCATTGAGCAGATAATATTTAGCAAAATTATTCCTCAATTGATGTGGAGTAACCTCAATTCCCACACTATTCCCGATTGTTTTCAGAGTCTTCTCAAAGTTAGACACATTCTGTTGTGTTCCTCGATTAGTTGGAAACAAATACTCTGAGTCACTGAAACGGTCACGATACTTCAGCCAACGTTTTAAATCATTACTCATGCGATTAGAGAAATACACGTACCTTTGCTTCCGACTCTTTGGATTGCGGAGGAGCATAGCGTTATGAGTTAAATTAAGGTCTTCCGGCTTCAGTTCCAGCAATTCACTTATTCTAGAACCTGTGTCGAGTATAAGCCTCACACCAAGCCACAAACGATATTCATGAAATTTTGTGATGTCCATAGCTTGTAGTAAAATTTTAATTTCGGTAGGGCTTAGCAGCTCCTTTTGTTTACGTTGTACCTTTATCTTTGGAACAGATTTGGCAAGGTTGTCAGTAATCGTTCTCTCAGAATAAAGGAAATTGAAAAACACTTTAATATTACGCATATAGTTGGCAATAGTTGTATCAGATATCTGTGTCCCTAGGTCAATGCGACTGTCAGGATGGTTGTACATCTTAGTATGTTCGTTTACTGTTGTCGTATATTTTCCACGCTCTCTTAGATGTGCGACATACTTTTTGAGATGATAACTTTTAACATCTTTGATATTTGTGATGTCACATTCGTGCTCTAAGAAGAAAATAAATAAGCGTAAAGTTTGATCATAGCTGCGTAGCGTTTTCTTTGATAAATTTTTGGAATCGCAATGTAATAAAAATTGGTCTAGTGCTAAATCAATATTATTCAACGCAAAAAAATCCCCCTTACTCACCCTGATTAACTTCAAAGTGAACAAGAGGGATTGGCTTCCCTTCCTAAAAAAATTTATCGGTAAAATAAATAGTTTATAGGTATATTTTTCTATTGTCAATTTATCATAAACCCTTCTAAATGCCGTCAAATCAACGTTAACTAGCCCGGTGCTCCAACCGTAATCTATCAGCGACCATTGCGATGAATTCTGAATTAGTAGGTTTTGCTTTAGAGATACTTACAGTGTAGCCGAATAAAGCGGAAATTGAGTCGATATTCCCTCTGCTCCACGCTACCTCTATGGCATGG